CTTCTGGTCCATAATATAGACAAACTTTTATCAAGTTTGCCATAGCATTCTCAACAATTTTTCTATATCTAATATCAACTAGATTTATTCTGTTTTCTGAGAGTAACTCAACAAAAACTTGTATTACTCTTTCAAATCCATATTTTCTAACCAAAATAGCCAAAGCACCAGTAAAAGAATCTTCTAATACTGAAGAAATACCAGAAGGTAATACTGGTATTTGATTTAAACCAGTTTGCCCACCAGCACCACCACCTCCAAAACCACTACCCATAGACAATATACTAGTCATTTGCATCAATTGTTGATACATTTGTGGTATGACTTGTGCTTTACCTTGAGGATCAATTTGTTTTACTAATTGCGGTAAATCTGTGATACCTTTATCACCAGAAGCAGTTGTTGGTTTGTCTGCATTAGGAGCAAATTTATCTCTGACATCAGAAAGTTCTTTTGAATCGTCTGGCTTAACTGCTGGCGCATCAGCATATTTTACCGAAGCATCAATTTTTGGTTTTTTACCACCAATAGTTTGATTGTTCGGACTTACTCTCTTTTTATTTTTTTCAAAAGCTGGTTTAGGCGCCATTAATTACTATCCTTTTTAGTCCAAGCTGGATTATCAATGCCTGGTTTTTTAATTTTACCGCCAGAATTTTTCTTAGCATCATCAGTATTTGTTCCTACACCGCCATTACTATCTTCATGTCCTTCTGGCATATCACCTCTTGCCAATGATCCTATAACAATAGGATATTGTTTAGCATGATCTTCTTCAGAATATATAATCAAAACTCTAGAACCAACCACTAGACCTGAAGGAGATATTCCTATTCTCGACGTTGCTGGCGAAGTGACTGGATGAAGCACCATGGCCCATGGCAACTCATCATCCTTTACTTGTTGTTCGTCGTTATGTTTATTGTATATTCTAACTTTCACACGTCCTGATTTAGTAGGATCGTCTTCAAAGTTTCTGACTTCTGCTATATGAAATGTCATGCTTGACCTCCTCCACCTTCTTTATAAGAAGCCTTTACAACTCTAACTACCATAGTGCAATGAGGTGGTTCAGCTGCTATTCTATATTTTGTTCTAATAGCAACAACCAAAAACTTACCATTCATTTGTTTTTCGCCACCTTCCCAATCACTGTTTGCTTTTGTGGGAATATCAAGCTCTATCATTTCTCCTAATTTGATATCAGGGTTATAATAAGTTTCAAACTCTGCAGAATTTTGGGCCAGATGAGATAAAAAAGCTGCTCGTTTAGTCATAGCTGAAGCAGTTTCATGTTTTTCTTTATTGTTTGCCTTATCATGCACATAATGAGTTGGTACGCCTTTATCAACATATGAAGGCGAACTGTTATAAACTGGATCTCTATCTGCAAATTTAAATTTGTTATTGCTTTTTGGTTGGTTTACAGCCACAACTTTATGCGTAGTATAATCAAAAGTATATTCTGAAGATTTATCTAACGCTCTTGGACCACTATCAAAAGACTTTGATGGTTTGAACCACATAACAGAATTTTGTCTTTCTTGTCTATTATTGAGTTCAAAATTCAAATTAGTGGTTTGTTTTAATTTTACTTTTGAAGAGCCTTCAAATAGTTCTTCGAAAGTTTTAAAGTGATACTCATATTCACCACCAGATTGACCTGATTTCTGAAATAACACAAAACAAGAGGATTCATATTTGTCCGAAACATGCTCAGTGCTTATTTGTTTATAAGCATCTAGAGGATGAGACTTAGGAATTATCAATCTTCTTTTTTTGGTCTTACCAGCATTGAATTGTTTTTTAGATTTGAATCCCTTTTCAACTATATGTTTTACTGCTTCAGAAGTTTCTTGATTGAAACTTTTTTCAACATAGTTACCTTGAGCGTTTAAAAACTCTGGCGAAACGCATCTAATGTCATATTGTTTGTGATGTCCAGAACCAACGTTATTCAAAGATTGATCGTTCAAATCTTTGTTGTGAAACATTTTCATCTTTAATTTATGTCCGCCACCAATTCCTGCTATAGAATTGTCGCCAGAAAAATTTATCTCAACATCCTGGTCGTATGAACCATTTAATTTTGTTTTGCCCAATTGATCTGTTGGATCGAGAACTCTTATTTCAGCTAATGGTCCATAAGGATTTAGAATATCTTCATAAATGTTGAAACCAACGAGAGAAACCTTTCCCCCTTGGATCAAATCCATTTGTCCAACCTTCAATGAAGAAATTTTAATATCACCAATAGCCATATTATTCTCTCATCAAATCTTTTAGATTATTGACCATGGTTTGTTTGAGGCTACTATCGATAACTCTTACAGATTTATTGAACTCATTTTTTTCATTTTCATGTTCCAAATAAGTAACCGGAGTCCAATAAGAATATTCTTCTTCTGATAGATTATTAGCGACAGAAGTAACAGAAGTGAAAACTGTATTCACTGTGCTTTCTCTTCCGTATATATAACTATTTTCTTTAATTACTACTGTGGCACTTGTGAAAAATGATCCGCTGACATGTTGAACATTTATCATATTGTTTGCAATTGATGCTATTTGTCCTGAGCCAGAATTAATTTCATCAAATACAATATCAACTATTTCGTCCACAATAAAGTTTGTGTTTGACACCTGATAGGAAACCATTTTATTTGTTACTATTTTCCAATCAACCTGTTTTCTCTTATACCCAATAATTTTGTTATTTGGTCCAAAATTTGGTTCCCAATAGTTTTTTAAGGTTTTGGGTAATGAGTTCCAGACTTCTACGTTAATGTCCTCTACATTTGGCCAATCGTTTCTGTAAAACATAATTTTATCAGTAGCATTAACATATGAACCGTATTTTTTGGTGATATACTCTTGGAATTCTTCTGTGTGAAGATACCATTCGTAATATGGATCAACTATTTTATTGCCTAGATACAATATCCAACTTTTAAATGGATCTTGATAATAACGGTAACTTAGTTGATCCGCTCTTTCGTTGGAAGTAATTTCATAAGGATAAAAAGCAAAAGGATCTGTTGAAACTTTTTCTAACAAAGCAACACGCTTTGTAATATCTACGGCATTATTATTGCCGTAATTGATAATTGGGTGTTTGTCGAAATATCTATCTACCATGTCTTACTCTACGTATGTGTCTTTTTTCTGCAATTGAAGTTCTTTTAATTGCATAGTAAGAGTTACAATTGTTGGTGCGCCACTTTTGAAAAACGATGGTCCTGCGCCTGTATAGTCCACCTGAACACCTAGAATAGCACAAGGCTTTAGTTTGAACAAATAATCATCTGGTCTAAATCTGACCATGGCAATATCTGGATATTTCATTAATCCGCCACCAAGAGAACCAGTTGAAGGCAAAGCAGATTTTTTGCATTTGTTGATAATATCCTTCAAATTATCAGAATCTTCTCTTGTATTCGGAGCTAATATCCAACTAAAAGTATATTCTTTGAAATTTGGTCTTTTGAACATCATAAACTGGAATGGATTTACAGATTGTCCAGTAAAAGTTCCAGCCATATCAACACCAGCTGTCAAGCCAGTCATAACACCGCCAAGTCCCTGTGCTACTCTAGCAACTGCACCAGCACCAAATGTGCTAGCTATACCAGCCCCTGCATTTAAAAGCTGTGGTGCTGCTTGTGTTCCTGACCATTCTTCCCAAATAATACTTTCATTATCATTAATTCTTCTTGGAATGGGTAATCTAACTCCTCCACCAAAGGAAAGAGCTCCTAAACCAGTTGCAGTGGCATATTCGTAACTTTGGAAGTTTATTTCGGTATAGTATTCTCTACCATTTGTGATGAGATCCGAAGGGAAGGTCATGCCCGCCCCGCTTCCGATATTTCTTCCCGGTGGTTGTGGAAAATTAGGTACTGCCATGATTCCCTTTTATTATTTGAATAAATATAGTTTATTTATTAGTGATATAGAACATGGCTAAGTATCAAGGTTATTTTAAACCAAGGAATCCTCAAAAATACAAAGGCGATCCAACCAACATTATTTATCGTTCTCGATGGGAATTATTAGTAATGAGTCGATTTGATATTGACCCTAACATAATATGGTGGTCTTCAGAGGAGACTATAATACCATATAGATCGCCAGTTGATAATAGAATACATCGCTATTATGTGGATTTTACTGCAAAAATGAATAAGCCTGGAGGCGGGACTAGAACTGTGCTCATAGAGGTAAAACCCTTCAAGCAAACGCAGCCGCCAACTATTACTGAAAGCAAAAAGAAAAGTCGAAAATATGTTAATGAAGTTATGACTTGGGGTGTAAATTCAGCCAAATGGAAAGCTGCTCGTGAATACTGCAAAGATAGAGGATTTGAATTCATAATAATGACAGAAAACGAACTAGGATTACCGAAAGGTTATTAATGCCAAATACGTTCAATGACCTTCTAAGAGCCTCTGCCCGAGCTTTAGCTGACAAATCTCTTTCAGCTGAGGATTGGTTCAATGATTCTGTCGAAGATTTAAAATCAAATAAGACCAAAGCAGAACCAAACAAATATTTTAAAAAGATGTCATTGCCTCAAATTGGAGGAATGTACCTTTATTTGTATGATCCAAAATACAAAGCCACCCTTCCTTTTTACGATATGTATCCATTAACTATGCCCGTTGAGATGTATATAGACGGATTTTTGGGTATCAACCTACATTATCTTCCGGCATTGGCCAGAGTCAGGTTATTAAACTCTTTAGTAGAATTTACTGACGAAAATAAATATAAAATGAATAAAAGGCTTAGTTTGTCTTATGAAATTTTAAGAGGTTATTCAAACGTCTTTAAAGGCGTTGATGGGTGTATAAAGAGATATCTTTATAGTCATGTTAGAAGTTCGTTTCATGAAGTTGACCCGTCTAATTGGGAAAAGGCTGCTGTGTTGCCAATTCATAGATGGAAAATAAACTCAAATAAAAGATATGCTGGTTCACCACCTTACTAGGGACTAAAATGGCTTTTAACATAAACAAGTTTTCAACTAATATAAGAGATTTCGGATACCTAGATAATAATTCTTTTGAGGTATTTGTTCAAACACCACCAGTTATGACGCAAAACGGTGGTGCTTTGGGCAATCAGGGCACTCCTGTTTCGTTAAAACAAATATCTGAAAATATGTCTTTCAGAGTTGATCAAGTCAGAGCTCCTGGTATTTCTCTTATTTCTTCAGACATCAATCATTACGGTATAGGTCCAACTCAAAAGAAACCAACAAACGCCCAATATCAAGAAACTAATATTTCTATGATTGGTGATCATTTTTGCGAATTTTGGCAATATTGGTATCAATGGACTAGATCTATTTTCCAGTATAGTGGAACTTCTACAGGTCAAGCGCCAACATATACAGCTGAATACAAAGATCAGTATTCATCAACAATAGTAATTGTAATTTACGATCATTATGGAAACTCAATTCAGAAAATTAACTTATTTGAAGCGTTTCCGAGTGCATTAAGAGAAATACCGCTTTCATGGGGTGATGGTAATTTGATGAGAATTAATGTTTCTTTAGCTTATACTGAATATACAATTGAGGGTTCATCAATTTTAAGAACCAGATCGCAACCAGGTGGACTATCAACAGCAAAAGAACGAGAAACTATAGGTGTTGGTGTGGGATCATCACAATCAATATTTTAATCATAATGGAGTTTTAATATGTCATCATTGCCTAAAATTGATTATCCAGTTTATAGAGTAAATGTTCCTTCCTTGAAAAAGGAATTTCAGTTTAGACCTTTCTTAGTTAAAGAAGAAAAACTGTTATTAATGGCTAAAGAAAGTGAACAGGCAACGGATATTCTCTCAGCAATCAAACAAATCATCAATAATTGTTCTATTGATTCTAAATTTGACATTGATAAGCTGGCGCTCTTTGATCTTGAGTATATTTTTCTCAAATTAAGGTCAATTTCAGTGGATAATATCGTAAAAGTTTCATACAAAGATTCTGAAGACGATAAAACATACGATTTTGAGATCGATCTCAATAAAATTGAAGTAAATTTTCCTGAAAAAATTATTAATAACATAAAAATCACCGATAAATCGGGTATTGTTATGAAATATCCTTCTGCAAAACTGTATGACGACAAAGAATTTTTGAGTTTAGAGAAAGATTACATATTTGAGCTCATAGTTCGTTGTATCGATTCAATTTATTATGAAGATCAGATCTATAAAGCAAGCGATTATAAAAAACAGGATCTAGTAGACTTTCTAGAAAACCTCAATATTAAGGTTTTTGAAGAAATTCAGAAGTTTTTACTTAATATTCCTAAGATCGAATATGTAATTAAGTATGAAAATACAGCAGGGACAAAACGAGAGATCGTTTTGAATTCGTTAAACGATTTTTTTACATGGCGCTGAGTCATAATTCGTTGGGTAACTATTTCTCAACGATATTTTCATTGGCCCAGCACCATAAATATTCAATTAGTGATATTGAACACCTTATGCCATTTGAAAGAGATATCTATGTTCAGATGTTAGTTGATTATCTTAAAGAAGTAGAAGAACTCAAAAATAAGAGCAAATAAATGGAACAAGCAGAACTTTCGCAACTCTCAGGCACAATTCGTTCAGCGATGGGAGATTCCGCTGGACAATTCAGAGAAGCTGCGGAAAGAGGAAATGCTAATTTATCTAAGATTATGGGAACTATTGCTGCTGCTATTAAGGCACAGCGACAGGATCTTAATGATCTTCAAAATGTTATGCAGGAAAACGAAAGTGTATCTGAAAGAAATTCTTCTACATTACAAGCAATTCAATCTGAACTTCAAGACATAAATTCTGGCATACATGATATGGCTACTGGCATAAAAAATATGGCCAGAGGAATAGCAAACGTTGATAATAGTATATTTCGCCTAAATCAAGACCTTCAATCTTCAATTGGACAAAGTCTATTACCAGGATTATTAACTGGTCTTAGCGGAACAGCTATGTCCATAGTTAAAGGTATTGGTGCATTGGCTATGGGAGGTTTGGCTTTTGGTGCG